TAGACCTAGCTGTGAGATATCAACAACTATTCATTTAGGTGGTAACAAGTGGCCTATATTTATAGATGGCACAGGTCAAGATAATGTTATTAATGAACGTAAAAATATAATAAAACCAGGAGCACCAGCAGGCACAGAAGTCTTACTTGATGTTGGAGATATGTTAGTATATAGTGGTTGCGAATTAGAACATTGGAGAGAACCTCTAGAAGGTAATACTTGTGCTCAAGTATTTCTTCATTATAACCATGTAAATGGTCCTTTTGCTGAAAAAAATAGGTTTGACAAAAGGCCGATGTTAGGTATTCCACCAATAAGGAATATGTAATACAATGAGGTTATATGTTACAAAAAGTAAAATTTGCACCAGGATTCAATAAACAAGTTACATCAACAGGTGGTGAAGGCCAATGGGTTAATGGTGACAATGTTCGTTTTAGATATGGTAGTCCTGAAAAAATAGGTGGTTGGGCACAATTAGGTTCAATAGAATTAACTGGTCGTAATACTGCTATTCATCATTTTGTAAATGCTAATGGAATTAAGTATGCTGCGTTAGGTACAAACAGAATTTTATACGCATACTCTGGAGGTATTTTTTATGACATACATCCAATTAAATCTACAACAACTTTAACAAACGCTTTTAGTTCAACTAACGGATCAGCAGTTATAACTATTACTTTTGCTTCAGCACACAATATAAATGCCGGTGATATTATATTATTAGATAGTTTTACATCAATTACTAATTCTAATTTTGGATCTGGTGATTTTACAGATATAAAATTTATGGTAACGTCAATTCCAACTGATACTACTTTAACTATTACCATGCCATCTAACGAAGGTGGTTCTGGAGCAAGTACATCAGGTGGTATTAGAGTTAGACATTATTATCCAGTTGGACCCGCAGTTGAGACAGCATCTACAGGTTGGGGTCTTGGATCATGGGGTGGTGTACAACAAGGACAGTTTACGTCTACATTATCATCATCAATTAATACAAGTGTAACATCTTTAACTATGGCAAGTTCAACATCATTTGCATCATCAGGAACAGTTATTATAGATAATGAATTAATTACATATACATCAAACAGCGGTGGTACATTATCTGGATTAACAAGAGGGGCTAATGGTACAACAGCCGCATCACATTCATCAGGTGCAACTGTAACTGATGCATCTAATTATTTTGCATGGAACGCTGCAGCATCTGGAGATATTGTTACAGCGCCAGGTTTATGGTCGTTAGATAATTTTGGTAATAAACTTATTGCAACTATATTTGGTGGAGAAACTTTTGAATGGGATTCTGATCCAACAGGTGCAACAGGCACAAGAGCAACAATACTTGCAAATGCACCAACAGCATCATCATTTAGTTTGGTATCATCACCTGACAGGCACTTAATATTTTTTGGAACAGAAACAACTGTTGGCACATCAAGCACAAGAGATGAAATGTTTATAAGATTTTCTGATCAAGAATCTATTAATGAATCAACTTCGTATGCACCATCAGCTATTAACACAGCAGGCACACAAAGACTTGCAGATGGATCTAAAATTGTTGGAGCTATTAGAGGTAGGGATGCAATTTATGTTTGGACCGATACTGCATTATTTATTATGCGTTTTGTTGGTGCACCATTTACATTCTCGTTTCAACAAGTTGGTACAAACTGTGGATTGATTGGTAAGAACGCAGCTGTTGAGGTTGATGGATCTGCATATTGGATGTCAGAAAATGGATTTTTTAGATACACTGGTAAACTAGAATCATTACCGTGTTTAGTTGAAGATCATGTTTACGATGATATTAATACAATTCCAAAACAACATATTAATGCAGGACTTAATAACTTGTTCGGAGAGGTTATGTGGTTTTATCCTAACTCAGGATCTAACACAGTCAATAGAATGGTTTGTTATAATTATCTAGACTCAACACCAGAACGTCCTGTGTGGACTACAGGCACATTAGCAAGAAGTTCGTGGCAAGATTCTGCAGTATTTGGTAAACCTCATGCATCAGAATATGATACAAGTTCTAATGGCACATCTGGTTCTGCAACATATGTACAAGGAAATACAGATGGTGTTAGCTATTATTATGAACACGAAACAGGACTAGATCAGATACGAGAAGGTGCTACCTCATCTATTACTGCATCAATAGAATCAGGTGACTTTGATATAGGTCAACAAGGATTAGCAGGTGATGGTGAGTTTATGATGAAAATAAGAAGAGTATTACCAGATTTTTTATCACAAACAGGTGATGCAAGAATAACATTAAACCTAAGAGATTTTCCTAATCAAACACAATCTAGTTCTACATTAGGTCCATTTACCATAACATCTAATACAAATAAAATAGATACACGTGCACGTGCTAGATCAATATCTTTAAAAGTTGATAACACAAGCACAAGTCAGTTTTGGAAACTAGGAACATTTAGATTAGATATACAACCAGACGGAAGAAGATAATGGCAAGAATAGTACAATCATTAACACAACCTTTAGAAAACTACGATCAACAAATACAACAATCTTTTGTTAGAGATGTAGATAGTATAGTACAAAAATTAAACACTTCTTTTCAACAAGACTTAAAAGAAGAAGCAGAAGCGGAGGCTTTTTTCTTTGGCTAATTCATTTGTAAACAAAAAGGTAGATTTAACTTCTACATCGGCTACAACATTATATACAGTGCCATCAGCTACAACTGCTGTGATTAAGTCTATATTAGTCTCAGAAGATTCAGGTAATGCGGATACTATAACAGTAACTATTACAAATACAGCTGATGCTATATTTAGTTTATTTAAGACTAAATCGATATCTGCTAATGGGACCACGGAACTATTATCAGCACCTCTTGTATTACAAGAAAGTGAAGTATTAAAAGTAACAGCAGCAACAGCAAATAGGCTACACGTAGTGCTATCTGCCTTAGAGATTAAGCCTAGAGAAGTTACAACATAGGCTTGATTTACTTGACAAAAACAAGTATTATTAACAACTCCAGGTTAAATTCCTGCTTTTAAAATTAACATAAAAAATTATATGAAAACAGGATTAGAATCATTAGATACGGGTGCACCAAAAATTACTTATTCAAGTAATGAAGGACCTAAATCACCAAAAGAAATACAAATGGCTATGGCTGATCCATTATTAGAAGAAGAATACGAAAAGTATGTATTTGAAATGGAAGAACAAGGACTACAACCAATGTCTTTTGAAGAATTTGAAAGACAAGCTAGATCAGGTATGAAGGAAGGTGGTATTATGGGAAGTAATGCAGGCTCTATGTTAGTTGCTCCAACAGCAGATGGTAGTCGACCAGGATATTATGGACCTGACGCTGGTGAAGGTGGTAAGGAATCTTCTTTTGGTAAAGAAGCATACAGTGGAGGAATGAGTAATATTGATAGAGGTGGTAAATCAGGTGGTACAGATGCACAATTTCAAAGAGCAAGACAAACTTTAAATACTTCAGCACAAGAACAAAAAATTGCAAATCAGAGAGCTGCTATTGAAGCAGCTAAAAAAGCAGAACAAGAAAGAATTCAAGCTTTATTAGAATCATATAGAGGTAAAACTCCAGAAGCATATGCATCTACTAAATTTGGTAAAGCAATTAAACCTTATGATTTTAGTAAACCACCTCAAACTTTTTTGGGTGTAATACCCACAGCTGTGCATATAGCAAAAAAAATAAAAACTAATTTAAAAGATAAAGAATTAAGAAAAAAATATGGTCTAGGTCCTGTTGAAGATATAGAAATGGATATGCCTTATGTACCTTTTTTTAAAAGTAGAATTAAACCAGAGTCAGATCGTGATGGTCCTCCACCTATCATTCCTTTTATTCCACCTATACCAACCACAACAGGTTTAGATACAACAGATGCAGATGCAGATGCAACAACTACAGCAAGCACATTTACACCAGCAACAGACTTTAATGAGTATGATGTAGATCAAGCAAACAGAGATGTTATGGTGTCATTAGGAGTTGATCCTACAATGTTTGCAGCTGATGGTGGTAGAATCGGTTACGCTGGTGGAGGGATCACGGACCTTAGACAAGGATACTTTTTAGGTAAACTAGTTAAAAAAGCAACAAGAGCAGTTAAAAAAATTGTAAAGTCACCAATAGGTAAAGCTGCAATATTAGCAGGTGGCGCAGGACTTTTAGGAGGAGCTGGTAAATTTTTTGGAACAGGATTTAATCCTCTTAAAACAATGACTAAAATTGGTCCAATGTCTAGTCCTTTTGGTAAACTATTATCAAAAGCAGGTATGGCTGATTTTGTTACTGGAGATTTAACTAAAAGAGGTATTTTTAGTGGTATCGCTGCACTATCTTCATTACCATTATTTATGGGACAACAAGATGAAGAAGAAAATTTAGATACACGTGTAGCATCAAGAGTAAATGATTTTAATCCTTTTGATCAATACGGTGGCGTTGTTGGTCTTAGAAGAAAAGCACTAGCAGGTAATTTAGATCCTGCAGAATTTGCATTTATGAAACCAGAATTTTATGCAGCTAATGGTGGATTAGCAGAAAATAGAATGGCTGCATTAAACGAATTATATGGAGTAAATGATGAAGAACAAAAATTATCAATGGGTGGTAGCGCAGGTTTACCTCCAATAACAATGGCATCGGAAGGTGTAGATACAGGATCATTTCCTGATGATGAGTCAACAGGTATGGCTCAAGCAACACCAACAA